TTGAAGGTAAAATGTAGATAAAAAATGAAACCTGTTTTAAGATGGTTTTATGAGAATGTCGATAAAATAGGGGTTAAAGTGGTGGGTTCTCGGAGACTCGAACTCCGGACCACTCGGTTATGAGCCTCTCATTCCTATGTGTATAAACTGTTAAATATCGCTATTTTGGTACTTTATTGGTAAGTATAACGATAAATAAAAGTATATTTCACTATACTATGATATACAAAGTGAACACCCAAGTGAACACCCAATTTTTTATATTTTAGGAATTGACATTATGGCTATTGATAGCAAAGATTATCCGAATAAGATTAAAGCTAATCTATGGGCAAATAAGAATTATACTATATACTTTTATAATTATATGTATGAAAAAAAAAGATACCGAGGATTAATAGATTTAAGTGACAAAGTAGCATGGAATAAAAGAGATCGAATTTCAGTCGCAGAAGCACGACTCATAGAAATTAAGAATAAAACAAAAGAAGATATTATCGATCAAGACATCACTTTAGATCAATATCAAAAAAAACAATATAAATTTTTAAAAAATACTCCATGGAAAACAAAAAAACAAAGTCATTATGATAGATATCTTTCTCCTATGCTTGGTAAAAAGAAAGTGACTAAAATATTACAAACACATATTAAAGATGCTATTTCTCATCAAGAAGAGTTGGGACTTAGTCCAAGAACAATAATGCAAACACTCGAGATATTAAACCCAATATTTAAATCAGCTATTGCAGATCGTATTATTGTACACAATCCTTGTTCTGGTATAAAAATAACTAGACCAAATACAAAAAAGATAGTAAGTGATGCAAGTACAATACTTAGTAATGTATATAAGGTAATTATGGATGAATTTGATGATGATCCGTTTTATAAGAGTTTGTTTTTATTTGCTTTACAAGGGCGTAGAAAAAGTGAAATACTTCATTTAAAGTGGGAGAATGTGAATTTTGAACATGATTATTATATATTAAGAGATACAAAAAATGATGAAGATCAAAAGATATATTTGCCACCAATAATAAAAGTTGAATTAAAGAAGTTTATATCAGATACCGAGTATGTTTTCACTTCAAGAGTTACAGGTAATCATCTTGTAAATATAGAAAAAACTACCAAAAGATTAAAAAAAAGATTAGGCAAAGAGTTTTCATTGCATTATCTTAGAAATGTGATTGTAAGTGCTATGGCAGAGCAAGGAGTGGATGCTATTCATCTAAGTGGTGCTTTAGGTCACAATGATCCAAATACGATAACTAAGTATTTAACACTTAATTATCTAAAAGGTAGTGAATTGGCTAGTGGTATTATTGATGGGATTGTTAGTAAGTGATTTAGGCGAATAGCCCGACTATTCCTAATGCTTCTTTTATCCTTTCTTGAGCTATTGTATAAAATATTTTGTCTTTTTCAATTCCAATATATTTTCTATTGGTTTGAATACATCCAACTGGTGTAGTCCCACTTCCCATACAATTATCTAAAACAATATCATTTTCATTAGTATAGGTTAATATAAGATATTTAATTAAATCTAGTGGCTTTTGTGTTGGGTGAATACTTTGTTTTTGCTTATCTGATTTATATTTTAATACACTTCTTGGGTATCGTTCATCACTACAATAATCTTTAGTGTGCATTTGCTTACCATAATTACTAGATTGTTTACAAGCAATTTTATGACTAGCTCTACTAACTTTTTTATGCCCTTTTGTTTTTATGGGGTTATATGTAGGAAGTTTTTTATAAAAAACTAATATATTTTCATGAGCTTTGAGTGGCATTTTTTCAGCATTTAAAAATCCAGTAGCTGATGTCTTTTCCCATATCCATTCATATCTAAAAAGTTTTAAATTACTCATAGCCAATTTTTTATCAAAAGGTGATTGTGCAAAAAGTAAAATAGCACCATTATCTTTTATAATTCGTTTATATTGTTCCCATAATTTTTGATAATCTAGTTCTTCGTCCCATTCATTTTTTGTCGTTCCATAAGGTAAATCACAAAGTATCATATCTATACTAGCTGATTTAATATTTTTCATAATTTCTAAGCTATCACCTAAAAAAATTTGATTATCCATTTTTAAGCACCTCTTCATAAAACATATTTAACCTGCTTTTTCTGCAGTAGCGTTAACATTATGATCTTCTAATAATTTATCAATTAAATTACGGTCATAAAAAACAAAACCACCAATTTTAGAATAAGCTAACACTCCCTCTCTCCTCATTTTACGCTGAGTAGATTGTTTGATTCTAAATTCATTTTCAAACTCTTCGGTATTTATCCATCTTTTTAACATTTTTACTCCTTTATATTTTTTTAAGTGAATATTATTTATAATCAAAGCTGTCATAAGACAGATACATATTAAGTTGTAAGTTGATCTTACATCCTCTGAATGTATTAGTAAGACCTCAAGCTCTACATAGTATCTTGAGGCAGTTTCTTAATATTCAATTGTTGTTTTTCATATTCTTTAGCAATAATATCTCTACATCTTATCTCATATGTAAAGCCTTTTAAAATATTGTATTTTTCTCTTGTCATTCCAATTTTTCTCATAGATACTTCTGTAAAATCACCATCATTGTTCCAATTGTTAAAACTTTTTGATAGCTCATAAATGCAAAAATCTTCAAATGATATTATTTCCCCATTTTCAAACTCTATGCATTGTATTTCTTCTTGTAATGAAGATAAGTCGGTACAAATCCATTTATTATCTAGTTCATCCTTATTCATATCATCAAGCTTAATAATATGCTGTCTATGAAGTCCATACATTTTATTATCTTTTTTTGATTTTATTAATGTGTATTCCAACTTTTGGTTCTCAAGTGGTGCTATTTTCATTCCCTCATGTAGTTGAGTTTTTATATCCATTTTCATTTTCAATATCCTCTATTTTTGTCTTTTTTCCACATATTTTACAAGTCATAATATGTCCTTAAATACTTCGTTTTTTATCTCTTATTTGCCTTTGTCTTTCAAAACTTCATCTGCAATTTCTTGAACAAGTTTATTTCCAAGATTCCATATCTTCCAATTATTTTCAACTGCAGTGTCATTTTATTTCCTTTCAAAATTATTGCAACCAAAACTGTCATTTATAAAGCCATTTAGAAAGCTGTTTTTATCGCAATAATTAAAACCATCATTGCATTTTGTATAAAATTTACAATTCACACATATTTGGCTTTCAAAATCGTTGTATATATCATTTAATATATCTTCTGCAATATATTTACAACAAGTTTGACTTAACTTTCCTTTTTCATCTGCATTGTCGATTATACTTAAATTAAAATCTTCAATAGCTTCTTTTTTAGTCATTTAAAAGCTCCTTATTTTCATATATATTTCCTATCACTTTATAACTGCTTCCCCCACAATTAAAAAATCTACTAGTAGTATCATCTTTAATATTTACGCACTTATAAGACGCTCTTTCATTGTTATATACAACTTTAAATGTCATACCTTTGGAACTATAGTAAGGTAGTGTCACTAAGTCACCATTGTAAATCTCTACACCGTTTTTATCTTTTAAGCCTGTGTATTGCATAAGCTCTATATCTTCAAAACTTCTATACTCCTGTATAATGTCTTTATCGTGTTCGTCTATATACTCAATTAATACTGATGATGTTTCAAACGATATTTCAATAACTTCTACAATACATTTGTACTTTTTGTCATAAGCTCTAAATTTAATATTTCTCATTTTTTAATCACTTTCAATTTCTGTATAGTTTTTTATATTCATATCTAATTTTACACCATTTAAATAAGATGACAGCAATATTTGCTCTAAATTATTAGACGCTCTTGTCAAAAAAACTGTACCATCTTCTTCAAATCTTTTTCCATTTACTTCAACAGATAATATCTTGTAGATATTTTTTCTTCCATCCATAAAGTAGTCATCATCTGTATAATCTTCACCAGCTTCTTTATCTCTTTGTCTATCTAAATGTATTGATATATTATAAATAATCTTGCCATTATATTTAGCTTGTAATATTAAGTGTGAAGTACAGGCGTTCCAACTTGCACTCCAATTCATTGATTTTTCTTCAAGAGTTGATGTTATTTCAAAATCATTTAAATAATATTCTCCTATTTCTTTCAAATCTTCAAAAGTGCTAACACTTGGTCTGTCTCCACACGAACAATCATCATTTAAATAATATTCTATTTTACTATAAATAACCTGGGCAAACATATTTTCTATCTCTGTACAAGTTATATTTTCTTTGCCATTTCCTAATAATTGTCTAAGTCTTTTTGATGTTCTTTTTTCTAGCTTTTCTTTCTGTTCAATCTCTATATTATGAAGTTCAGCCTTTACTGTGCCTATTGCTATTTCTCCAAAATTTGGCACTGATATTCTATCAATGTTAAATGAAATCTCCTTTTTTAACTTTTTCTCAAGTTCTTTTGAAAAATCTCCATAATTACTAAAAATATCTCTTGCTATACTTTCCGTAACTGATTTTACTTGATTAATCATAATGCCCTTTACATCAACTTCTTTAACTGCTTCTAATACAATATCTTTCATTGTATTTTCTAATATATTTTTCACTTCACTTTTCATAATTTTATCCTTTAAAATAATCTTTTACGACTTTTCACAAACAGTACAAGCCATTTTGCAAAACTTGTAGTAACTTAAACAATAATATTTACATTCCATCATTTTCCTGTACTCCCATAACCACCGTTTCTAATATCTTCACTATCAAAGCCCATCATATTACTCTTATGTTCCATAAGTTTTATTTGTGCTATTCTGTCACCTTTTTTAATTGTAAATGGCTTACTATCAAACATATATAAATTAAACATATTGTATAATAGCTTTTCAAACCAATTCATATTTTTAGTTTCTATTATTTTAATAGGATTATGAATAATTATTCCAATTTCATCTGGATAATCTAAGTCAATTTCTCCAACACCATTTGCAATAATTAATCCATATTTCGCACTTAAAGAACTTCTTATTTTAAGCTCAAAAAAGTGTATCTTCATAAAATAACCAAACTCGTTATAATAATCATAAGAAATATCTTTAATTTGCTCTAAATCAATACAAACCCCTAAAGGAACAACTTTTGTTTCTCCTGCTCTAATAGTTACTGTTTCATTTGCGTATAAATCTACGCTAGAACTATACTTTGTTGCTTTAGTAGGTAATTTACCTCCGTTTATAGTTTCTAACATTCATTCCCCTTTGTTGAATTGTATTTTTTAAACTCAAATATAATATTTTCATTATCTAATCCATAATCACTTATTAATTTTGCAAACATTTTTTCAAAATCTTCTTTTCCTACGCCAGTTATTAAAGCTAGTATAGAAAATTTTATTATATTGAATATAATTTCAAACAATATAGTTAATATTTGTAATACTGTTTTAATCATTTTCTACTACTTCGCAATTATCCCAACTCATATAAAATCGTGCATTATTTGCTGTAAATGATGAAGTGCCTTGCAAAAAACAATATATTTTACCGTTTTCGTCAAAATGGCTAAAATGTCTTTTATATTTAATATTACCATTATCGTTCCATACTAAAACTTTAGTATCTACTTTTAAATCTGGTAATGGTTTTGGTGGTGCGATAATCTCTGGCTTATCCCAATATAAAAAAGGTATTTCATTAGAAATGTGTGACTTCCCCTCTAATGTATATTCCTCTATTAAATTACCAATTTGAGCAGTTATTGGATACATATCATATTCTTGTATGTTAACTATTACACCATAACCTCTCCTAATATCATATACTTTATCCCCCGTTTTTGCATTTCTAAACATTTTATATTTCCTTTTTTAGTGATTCTCTCACCATATTATTAAACACCTGGATAGCTTCATCTTCAGTTTGATAACAAACTGGCTCAATATCAATATCTAGTATATATTGTAAATCTTTTTGTTTAAAGTGAACTATGCAGTATTTCTTTTCAATTAGGTCTAATCCTAAAAAACAAAACTCCGATTTGGCAAGTATTGAATATTGATATTCGTTGGCCAACTCATTTAAATTTATATAATGTTGTATTTTAGTCATCATATTTGCCTAAAATGGTATTTCATCTTCATTGATGTCTATTTGAGGAACTTGTTGATGTTGTACTGGTGGTTGCTCATACACTACAGGTGTTTGTGAATATTCATCATAATCATTATTTTGATAGTCTTGTTCACCAGCTCGTTTATCTTCCATAGTTTTGATGTCATATAAGTAGTTTATAACTTCACCATCAAATCTTGGTTCAGCTTTCCAAACAGCAATTGATACTTTTGTAAAAGCTACTTCAAGTGATCCAGTCATAAATTTTTTATTTACACCATCAATAACTTTTTCACCTAACCAAAGTGAACCAATAGCAATATCTCTAAAACTATCTTTTTTATTTATATTGGCTCTTAGATATATGATGAAGTCTGGTTGATTTGGTTTTTCTTTTCTTTTATTTGGTGTCATCTTTGCACTAAATGGTCTTATACCAGCTATACGAAAATGACATTCTAGCCATTTTACAACTTTACTTTCAGCTTCATTTTTATCTTTTACACTTATACTTTCTTGTCTTACAAATCCTATTTGCATTGTTTTATCCTTATTTTTTATTTTTTATCAGTAGAACCAAATCCACCGTTTATAACTCTAAACATCTTCTCTGTCCTCTTTTTCAATTTGTTCTATAAGCAAATCTATATAGTGTTTTGCTTTTTTCAAATCTTCAATACCATTTTTGAATTGATACCTACTAATATACTTAACAACATTACCTTCACAAAAGCCAAGTGCATTTGCAAGTGTATATTCTATTGGTTGGATTCTCATAGATTTATAGTGTTCACCACCTATTTGTATTTCTAAGGCTTTATTTATTTTTTGTGCCATTTATATGCTCCATTGTTTATTATTTTCATTAATTATTATTTTGATATCTTTTAAACTCATATTCTTAGCATTTTGCATTAAATATTTATAGATTTTCTTAGCAGTGTTTTCACCAAAATTTAGCTTGTGTATATTTTGATATGATACACCTGTATGTCTTGATAAAATTGATGATACACTCATTTTTAACTTATGTTTTTCAACTAAAGCTATGATATCAATCACTACTTGTTGCATTTGCATTACAAAATATTCTTTTTGCTCGTTGTATGCTATATATTCTTTGATTTCTGATTTTTTGAGATATCCACCTCTTTTTTTCACTTTATAAAATCTCAAATATCTTTTATTTGCATATTTTCTTTTTTTATCATAAAATTTATGCGTAAAAAAACTTGTTTGCATTTTATAAGGTGATTCATATTTTTCTTGCAAATATGGATATGTATAATATGCCTCTTCAAAATGTATCATCGTTTGGGTATCCTCTCTAAAATTTCTTTTAGTGTACTTTTAGAAGTAAGCATTCTTTGTCTTGAAGCTGCTGCATAAGTTTTTCTAGTCTTTTGAAGTCCATACCTGGTAATATGTGTAACTATTGTTGATTTTCTAGTACCTTTTAAATCAGCACATTGTTTTGCAGTTAGATCAGCTTCTATATAGTGTTTTTCTAGCCATTGTTTTGTGATAATAGGTTTTTTAGACATATTTTATATCCTGTTTAGTTTTATTACACATAGAAACTAAATCATCAATATTACAATTAGTTGTATTTTGCCTAGGACTTATATATGATGATACAAAACTATTTTGTTTAGATTTCAATTCAAATCTAAACCCACCAGCTGTTTGCCTTTTTTTGTTTGGATTTAAACAATCCCTTATATGCTCTCTTGAAAGATTAAGTTTTTTTGCAGCAGCTGTTATACTTGGACATTCAAATAATGGTTCGGTACTATCAATATGAAATATCACTACCTCTTTTCTATGAGGTTGATTGTTTTGTTGTTTTCTTTTCCACAACATTCTTCTATGTGCTTGATTATTCCCATTTGTGATACCAAAACGCTTTTTATTTAGTTTGTAATCTTGTATCTTTTTTTGTACATGTCCTATACTACAATCCAAAAGAGTAGCACACTCTTTTGCTGAAAGTTGTTTTTTGATATAGTGCTCTTTTAACCAACTTTTACTTACTATACTAATAAGTCCTAATTTTACTAGAGATTTTTCTATAGTTTCATCTGGTATAAGTTGATCAAAGTCATCATATAGTGTGTTTATAATATATTCTCTATTTTTTACACTCATTTTTTCAAACTCCCTTGACACATTTATTTTTTTGTATTAAAATACTCTTCAATGAATTTATTAAATTCACTCATTGTTTCAATTCCTTTGCTGATGGCCAAATCTTGAAGGTGTTGAAACTCTCTTTTATCTTTAAATTTAAATTTTCCATAACTCATTTTTTACTCCTTTACTCAAATTTATGTGATTACACATAAGAGAACCTTTTGTGATATAATTATTTGACGAAAAAATTTCACACCAAAAGGCTCACTTATGGATAATCCATTAAAAAATTAAAATACTAAGGATAAAACTTGGAAAAATCACTAGAAGTAGACAACTACGAACACAACTTAAAAATGCTATATGAAGCAAAACGAAAAGAACTTGAAATATTATTGACTTATTCAATTCCTACTCAATTATCAAATATGAAAACATTGCTTTGGATCAACTTCTTACTAATTGGTTTAATGCTTCAATTTATAAAAAGACTACCACTTCCAGATATTGTTATTGGCTTTTTCATATTATCTATATTTGCAATACTATTTATAATCTCTGCTATGCTTACAAGTAGAACTAAAGCTTATGGTATTCCAGATGATATAGCTATAATGAGCTTGTATGAAGATCACGAATGGACAAAATCACAAGCAATTTTTGATATGACATATGCCTTGCAAGAGTCTATATTGGAAAATAGACAAGCAATAACAGATCGTGCAAACAAGATGTACATATCTACTTGGCTTACATTATGTTCTTTATTTTTTATAATAATTGCATTTGTGCAAATACAAATCTTATAAAGGAGGAAAATATGGCAAACGAAAAGGCAAAAAAACCAACAGTCCCAACAATACGACCTACAATAGGGCATACAAAAGAAAATAGCTTTTCACCAAAAAAAGACATTTCTACCCGTCGTCCATCGACACCAACAAAAAAAGGTAAATAGCGAAAGCTATTGCCTTAATCATCAAATAGCCAAATTGTGGTAAATATTAACCATATAATTAAAAACCATTCGTCATCCATATTCTTATCTCCTATAGCTACTATTGAATTGCTCGATAGCAACTCAAACATAACTATGATTCCAGCCACTTTAGGTGGGCTGTACAAACCTATCAATATTTAACCTTTTAGGCTATTGATACCTCAATGAGGTTTTTTAACATTAAATTTTTAAAGAGGAACAAAATCTAAAAGTATGTTTTAAATGTTGTATTACAGAAATTGTAATATTTTATAACTTTATTTTGGCTTAATATGTTACAAAATATGTAATATTTATTTTTTAATCTAAAATTGATTAGGAAAAATATGAAAAATGATGTAGCATAATAGTGAGAATAAATATAGCAGTAGAAAAACAAATTTTGTTTATTTATTGTAAAAGATTTTTACTTTCATATTTTTTTATTATAAATTTGGGTATTATTAAAAAAAGAAAGGTATTGTATGTTTACAAATGCACAGATCTTTAGGATCAGAAGATTTTTTAAAAATTTAATTGCTACGATGGTATATGGTTCAATTATTTTTGTAGCTATTATTTTATATGATGCAAAATTCAACATATTTTTATCAGCTAATGAAAAATATGTAATTTATATTACAGGATTTATGACGCTTGGTATTTTAGTCGCCTATAGACAAATAGTGACGAATAATGATTTTCAAAGAAGACAATTTTCAATGATAGAATCTTCAAGGCTTTTAAGAGACAATAAATTTCATAGGGATAAACTAAACGAACTTATTGATTACTCTAATCTTGTTCAAAAAGGTGAACCAATTAGTTCTGAATCTATACATAATTTAATTTGCGAGAAGAAAGATGGTATTTTTGGTGATAAACCATATAAAATGACGGAAAATGGAAAAAAAATAAGATCTCATATGATGGGAATATTAAATAATTTTGAGCAACTAGGTATAGGGATATTACATAATACACTTGATGAATATATTATGAAAGATGGTTTTGAACTTATTGTTGAGCGAAACTACAATTTTTACTCTACATATATTACTCATATAAGAACAGATGAAAATAGTTCAGATTTTGCAGAAAATTTTGAGTGGCTAAAAGAAAGATGGAAAAATAAAGTAAGTAATAAAAAAACCCCAAGAGGTTAACTCTTGAGGTTAGTCTTCAATATATCCTTGAAACATTTTATCTCCTTTAAGTATCCGTATGTGACAATATAACAATACAAAACTTTATTCTTGATTAAAAATTATATTACTATAATTGATATCAAGGTAATGTAATGTATTGTAATGGTTTATTTTAATAAAATCTTTTTTTGTTGGTCGAATTCATCTTGAGTGATTAACTTTTTTTCTAATAATTCTGCTAATTTTAATAATTTATCAGCTGTAGAATTATTACTTTTTGATTCTTCTTTTTCTAAATTTTTATATAAAGATGGCTCACTTTGAGCATTATATACTTCTATTTTCATTATATTGTTTTTTAATACCACTTGAATATAAGTTCTAGGATATTGACTATTTTTCAAACTCCAAACAGTATCAATATCAATTGATATTGTATCGTACCCTTGAGGTTTATATTGTTTTAGAAGTTCATCTTTTGCATATTTAAAATCTTCATTATTATAATTTAATATATTTATAAAATACGTATTGTTTTTAAAAGATCTTTCAATTGTTCTTTTACCATCATTTTTAGAAGATAGAATATTTTGTTCTTCTTTTCTTATGTCTTCACCGTGCTTCATAAAAAAAGCGAATAATAAACCAAATGGACCAAATAAAAATCCAATTACAAACCAACCAATAACACTTCGTTCTCTACTTGAAGCTATAAGTGCTGCAGCTATAGCAAAAAACAACCAGATTAAAAACATATTCATAATTATTCCTTAAATTGAATTATAAAGGTAGTATATAATAATTGAGATTAATGTAACAAATAAAGATATTTTTAATTTAAATAATAAGAATTTAATATTTATCATGATTACTATTTCATTTTACTTCTAAACGATTATCAATATTTTAATAATCTTTTTATATTCGTACTACTCATTTTTTTTCTTAAAAATCTTTATCTATACGACCAACTACCCTTGCCATTTGTAAATCTATATGATCATCACAATGTATAGTGATAATGTCGTATTCAGTATTGATTGGTATTAAAGTTATAATAGTTCCAGCTTCGTTTATTTTATATCTTTTTATGCCACTTTCACCATCTATACCATAATGTACGATCATTCCACTTTCTATTTGTGAACCAGGACAACAATATACAATATCTCCATCATTTATCTTTGGAGACATACTATTTCCATCAGCTTCAACAGCATACATTCCACTTTTATATAAGTCATTTGGTATAGGTATAGGTTCATAGCCATTTAAATCATACTCATTTGGTTTACCACAAGAGGCTTTACCAATAAGTGGGATAACAGAAGTTTTAATTTCTTTTTGAAAGTCAGTATTTAATAATGTGTTTATATCTGTATTAAAAAATTCAGCAGCTTTTTGTAGATAATCTAGTGGGAAATCTGTTCTACCATTTATATATCTACTAAAATTAGCTCTATCCTTATTTTCTAGCGTATCTTTTTCTAAAATATATCGCATTAAGTCAGATTGTCTTTTTTTATGTTCACTTAAAAGTTTTAATAAATTTTTTCCAAGAGTAGTACCCATAAAATTATCTCCTTTTTGTTCTAAATTATAACATATCATATAATACATTTTTTGTAATACTTTATCTTTGATTAAGTTTATATATATTACAATTATTGTAATACTTAAAAGGAATATATATTGAAAACTTTAAATTCTAACTATCTCAGAGTTTTAGAACATCGAATAAAAAACTCTGATTTACCAAAATTTAACCATCTTTTAAAAATAAAAGACCATATTCCTAAAAACAAACTAGAACAATATATTGAAAAAGCAAAGAACAAATATGACACTTTACTTATTCAATATCCAAATGATACAAAAGATAAACATACTACTACAAGTACAAAAAGATAAAAAAAGGTATGACTATGAATGATTATATACATAACAAACAGCCAAAAGATATAAATTTATTAAAAATCTTACGACGAACTATAAGTTTAGATAAAAAAAGAAATGCTTTTACTACTGAAGATTTTGCAAATGAAATAGGACTTGCACCAGGAACGCTTGACAATAAACTAAAACCATCAAGTGATATAGATATGACTATAAGTGAATTTATACATATTTTATCTATTACAGGTGATACATCTGCACTTGACTATATTGCTTCTTTATTTGACAAAGTTTTAGTATGTAAGTTAGTAGCAAAAGCAAATATAAGTGATCTAAATCTATTAGTAGATAAAGCAAATATGGAAAATAGTGATGTATTTAGAGCTGTAAAAGATAGCATATCAGATGGTGTTATTACAGCTGAAGAACAAAAAATCATGCTTAAAGAGATAGATGAAGCACAACAAGCAAATGCACAACTCAAAGATATGGTAGTTCATCTAGCACTTGCAAATAATGAGTGCTGTTAAAAGGTATAAGAAACAAGGACCATATATGAAACTCGTCACTACTAAGTATCCTATGAAAGATGACAATAGTGATTGGGAATACTTTTGGTGCAAAATAGAAGATCTAAAAGAAGTCAAAAAGGAGCTGCAAAATGAAACTAAAAATAGCACTATCAAAAAAGATTGATAAATTGATGGGTATGGGTTTGTATCGAAATTATGAAGTTGCAATTTTACTTCTAATAGCAATTATAGGATGGTTAAGATGAAAAATATGCAAACTATTATCAATGATACAAAAAAGTATCTCAAAGATAAAAGACTAAAAAATGGGAACTAAAGCATTTGGAAAAGGTAGTGAGTGCACGAAAGTATTAAACTATCTTAACACTGGTAAAAAATTAACAGTAATAAAAGCAATTGATTTAAAACTCACTTTTAATTTACGCAGTCGAATTTCTGAACTTAAAAGTGCTGGACACAATATAAAAGATGAATGGATTTATCCTTCTAATGGTGCAAAATATAAAAAATATTGGATTGAAATTGAATAGTCTTTACTCTATAAATATTGAAAGAGCCGTATTAAGTAGTATTTTATTTGATCCATCTGAATATGATGAAGTTATGCAAATATTAAGACCTATTGATTTTTATTTACCTGCTCATCAAAAGATATTTGAAGCAATGGGAAAATTATATAATAAACATATTCCTATTGATGAAGAGTTTTTGCGTAAAGAATTAAACACTAAAGATGTTGATGATTCAGTTTTTATAGAAATATTAAGTACAAATTCTATTAGCAATACCGCTGCATATACAAGAGAAATCAAAGAAGAGTCAATAAAAAGAGCTTTAATAGGATTAACTACAATTATTAAAAAATCAGTAATTGAAGAGAATAAATCAGCCTATGACTCAATTGAAGAAATTCAATCATCACTTAATACCATAAGTGATGAAACTATTGGAAAAAATAAAAATAAGAATATACAAGAAATTGTAGATGATTTTATGTGTCATTATAAAGAAGCTGCTAAATCAAATGATTTAATTGGTGTTAAAAGTGGTATTAAAGAATTAGATAACATTGTTGGAACTTTTGCTCCAGGAGATTTAGTTGTTATTGCAGCTAGACCATCGATGGGAAAAACTGCTTTAGCAACAACAATTACAAATAACGCTTTAGATCAAAATGAATCTGTATTATTTGATTCTTTAGAAATGTATGCAGATAAATTAATTCAAAGACTTATTGCAAATAAAGCTGAAGAGAATTTAATAGATTTAAAAAAAGGTGTATCAAAAAATCATACAAACTTTATAAAAACAGTTAATTATTTTTCTACTAATAAAAATCTAATACTTCATGATAAAAGTTATGTAACAATAAATTATTTAAAAGCAAAAGCATTAAAATATATTCGCGAAGCAAAAAAAGAAAATAGAGAAATAAAACATTGGTTTATTGATCATCTTAGATATATTAAGATACTTGGTAAGGAAGCCCGTCATTTAGAGGTTGGAAATATTACAAAAGAATTAAAAGCTTTTGCAAAAGAGCATGGATTGGTAATATATTTATTGACTCAATTAAACAGAGATATTACTGGTAGAAGGGATTTTAGACCACAGTTATCAGATATAAGAGACAGTGGATCAGTAGAAGAAGATGCAGATATTATTTTGTTCCCTCATAGAGATAGTTATTATAAAAGAGCAGATAAGGACGGTTATGAATCTCCTATAAATGATGCTGAAATTATTGTAGCAAAAAATAGAGATGGTAAAACTGGGATTGCAAAGTGTATGTTCAATGGTCCATTAACTAAATTTGGTAGCTCTTTTGTAGTATATGAATCTGAATATGAGTGCACGAATGATAAAGCAATGATATCAATGCCTATAATTAATATGGATTAAGGGAGTGCACGAATTTGAGAAATAATTATAAAATGTACCCAACTGATTACATACTAGAATTACAACAAAAAGGGAAAAGAGAAAAAGCTAGATGCTTTTTAGAATATTTTAATGATGTACAATTCGACCAAGTTAATAGTATAAGTTTTTATGCTTTTAGCTGGGGTTCAAAAGTAGATGGAGAATTTAAAGCAAAATCTAAAGGAAGTGTCCATAAATGGATCAAAGAGTTTTCTTATGAAATTGAACGTTTTTTTACATATTGGAATTTAAAAAACAAGCAACACTATAACTCTGTTTCAAATAAAAGTGAACGCAAAGTGAACGGACATAATATTGAAAGTGAACGCAAAGAATTAGATACGCCTACCATAGATAAAGGTATTGTTAAAACAAAAGTGAACGGACATAATATTGAAAGTGAACGCAAAGTGAACAAAGAATTTAATTTATTAAATTCTAATAATATAAATGCAGAATCTAAAGATTCAGCTATTAAAAAAACTTCTAATAAAAAAAATATATATTCTAATTCATTTGAAATACTATGGCAATTATATGATAAAAAATCATCCAATAAAAATAGATCTTTTAGTATATATAAAAAGAGATGGTTAAAGACTGATATAAAATTAATAAAAATGGCTATAAAAAAATATAGAGAAAATATTAACCCGATGTATTATAAAGATTTTGATGGCTTTTTAAATGGTGTTATTGATAGTTATATTCCATTAAGAGCATGGGTTAAAGATGCAAATCAAATTACACATTATGGTTTTTTTCATGATATAGACGGGAAATTTATATCAGATAATGGAAATGAAATTATTGTACCTTCACAAAATATAGCACACTATATTGAAAATGGTAATTTTGGATATTTAGAATAAAGGAAAAATATATGAGTTTAAATGATAATAAAGATAGATATGATTTACTTGCAAGTCAGAACAATATACAAATATTAAAATATATAGCTTAGGAGTTACAATGCCACCAAATGGATTTTTTATTTCAGGATTTATCGCAACAAGATTAGGACTTAGTGAAGATTATTTTAAAAATGCTTTTCGTAAAGGTTACAATGTAGATGTAGAATACTTTTTAACAGACAATAAATATTTATTTGTTAAACCTCCACAAATAGTTGTTGATAAATTAATTCAAGATTATATATGTTTAAAAATAGAAAAAGAAGATATAGAAGATTTTGATTTTACATATCAACTTTCTAAAAATTGTTTATTAGGATTTTATAAATGAAAAGAATTTGCCCTATACATGGCTTATGGAATAAAAAATATAAAGAAGATAGATGTCCTAAATGCAATAAACAATATGATAGAACATATAGAAATAAAAGTTCTAGAAAAATTTATGATAGTAAAAAATGGCGTGAAGATGTAAGACCATCAATTTTATTTAGAGATGGCATGAGATGTGTTAAGTGTGGAAGCAATATAAATTTAATTGTAGATCATATTCATGAATTAAAAGATGGTGGTGATCCATTTGATGAAAATAATTTAGAAACATTATGTAAAAAATGTCATGCGGTTAAAACTGCAAAAGAAAAGGCAAAAAGAAATGCTTGATTTATCTGTAAAACATATATGGGAGGGGTGGTCAAATAGCTACAAGTCTAATCCCCAAACAACCGACCCCCTCCTAAATTTTCACAAACTCTATTTACGAGGGGTGGGTATAAATGACTGATTGGGATTTAGTAAAAAAAGAATATGAAACTACAACTGATAGTTTAAGAGCCATAGCTCAACGACATGGCACAAATCACACACAAATTAGAAAAAAAGCTGATTTGGGAGGTTGGATAAATAAGGATAGAGTTTCCAAAATTCCAAGTGTTTCAAATGCACATAATAAAATTCTAAATAGAGTTGCACTTAGAAAAATTGAAGAGATAAAAGAAGAACTTGGTGAAAAATATAGTTCAGTAGATGAACCTTTAATAGTTATGTATGCAAAAAACTATGAAAGATATTTGGAACTAGAACAAACTCTTTTATTAGAGGGGGTAATTGCTTTTAGTCCAAAAACGGGAGCTTCATATATGAGTCCTACATTTACAGCATCACTTGCAGTACAAAAAAACTTAGTAACTATTGCTAATCAGTTAGGATTGAGTATTGCTTCTAGAAAAAAATTAGATATTACTCTTGGCCAAAAAGAAGATGAAGGACAAAGTATATTTGATTTTACAAGTGAAATTAATGATAATGGATTTAATGTAGATGAAATCTGATTTAAAACCATATTATGAAAAAACTTTTGAACGACATAGAAAAGATCTTGAAGATATAAAGAATGGTGTAAAATTAAATTTAAGATTTAATGAAAATTTAGCAAATGCATATATAAAGATTATTGAACAATTAAAACATTATAAAGGTGTTCTTGCAGGAAAACATTTAAAATTAGAATCATGGCAAAAAAAATCAATTGCAATAGCTTTTGGATGGCAGAAATTAAATTCTCAAGGTCAATGGGTTAGAAGATTTAATACTGTATTCTTTTTTATACCTAGAAAAAATGGAAAAACAATATTAGCTTCAGCAATTGCAATAGCTGATAGTATTATACTTGGTGAAACTGGTGGTGAAGTTATTATATTTGCTACAAAAAGAAATCAAGCAAAATTAGCATGGGCAGGATGTGAAAATATGTTTTTAGCTCATAATGACCTTAAAAAGAACTGCAAAGTTGCATATTCGACAATAACTATGCTAAAAAACAATACTACATTTACAACTCTTGGTAGAGATAGTGATACGGAAGATGGATTAAATGCAACAATAGGTATTGCAGATGAATATCATGCACATCCAGATAATAGCTTATGGGATGTAATTAAATCATCTCAAGGAGCAAGAAAACAACCATTAATGTTAGCAATTACAACAGCTGGATTTAAAATTAGCAGTCCAGCTTATAATATGTATCAATATGCTAAAAAAGTTGTAGAAGGTATTATTGAAGATGATAATTTCTTTGCATTTATTGCTGAAGCTGATAAAGATGATGATCCATTTGATGAGAATACCTGGATAAAAGCAAATCCTAATTATGGAGTACCAGGTGCAATTGATCGCGATACTTTTGCTATAGATGCAAAAGAAGCTAAAGAGAGACCAGAACTTAGAAACAATTTTATAGTTAAGAGATTAAATAAATGGACCACAGCTGCTGAAACTTTTATTCCTTACGAAGATTGGGAATCATGTGCAGGTGAAGTAGTATCATTTAAAAATCAAATTGTAGGGATGGATTTATCTATAGCTGATGATTTTACTTCTACTGTAAATATATATAAAAAAGATGGGCTTTTCTATATAAAACCAAGATTTTATATACCCCAAAAGAATATTTTAGAGAGAGAAAGAACTTTGCATATACCTTTATCTAGTTGGATAGAACAAGGATATATAACTGCAACACCTGGTGCGAGTATAGATGATTCATACATTACGAATGATTTAATAGAAGAATTGGCCATAACTGAAGCTATTTGTTATGATCCATACAAAGCTGCAGTAATTATAAATGAAATTGAAAATGAACATGGATATGACTCATGTATTCCTATTCGTCAAGGTTTTTTAACTTTATCAAATCCTACAAAATATTTTTTAGATTTAGTTAGAGATAAAAAGATTGTTCATGATAATAATCCTGTTATGAATTGGATGGTATCTAATATGAGTATATTAACAGATGCAGCAGGGAATATCAAGCCTAATAAATCAGATTTAAATGCAAAAATTGATGGAGCTGCTGCATTAATAAATGCTTTAGCTTATTTAGTTATGAAAAAAGATGAAATAATTGTTAATCCATATAAAGAAAATGGGTTCAGGTTCTTATAAAATATAAATTTCCAAATTCTTTTCCAAAAAACCACGCCGTCCGAAATTTCAGACGGCAATTTTGTAAACTTGTATTATGATTTTAAACCCAATGAAATGGTTTAGAAATAGCAATATAGCTACTTCTCAACCAGAATACGCAGGAATATTTAACTCAAGAGCTAAAACTAAAAGTGGAGCTATCATTACAAAAGAAAATGCAATGAGAGTATCTACTGTTTTTAGTTGTATTAGAGTTTTAAGTGAAGGTGTTGGTTCACTTCCTATTCACTTATATAAAAAAGATGGTAAGAAAAAAACAAAAGCTACAGAACATCCTTTATATAAAGTATTACATATGCAACCAAATGATGAAATGAATAGTATGACATTCTGGGAAATGGCAACAGCACATCAAGCACTTAATGGGAATTTTTATGCACAAATAATTAGAAATAGATCAGGCAAAATAATATCTTTATATCCATTGATTGCTACAAATATGCAAAAATATAGATTAGAAGATAAATCAATTATATATGTATATTCTATAAATAATAGGACATATGAATTTAAAAAAGAAGATATTTTTGAAGTTATAGGCTTGACACTTGATGGTTTCACTGGTCTAAGCCCTGTTTCATATCAAAGAGAAGCCTTAGGGTTAGGAAAAGCTGCTGAAGAATATGGAGCAACATTCTTTGAAAACAATGCAACGCCTCCACTTGCAATAGAAGTTCCACATTCTTTAACTGATGATGAATACAAAAGGCTAAAAGATAGTTGGCAAGAAGCATATAGTGGAGGAAATGCACATAAAACTGCATTACTAGAAGGTGGTGCAAAAGCTACAAAGATAGGAATGTCAAATACTGATAGTCAATTCTTGGAAACTAGAAAATTCCAAAGAAGTGAAATTGCTGGTATGTTTAGAGTACCTCTTCATTTAATTGGTGATCTTGAAAAATCTTCTTTTTCTAACATTTCAGAACAATCTCAAGAACTAGTTAAATATACACTTCATCCTTATTTAGTGAGGTTTGAAAGAGCTATCAATACTCAATTATTAACATCAAAAGAGAGTGAAACATATTATGCAAAATTTAATGTTGACGGATTACTTAGAGGTGACATTAAAAGTAGATATGAAGCTTACAATGTTGGTAGAAATATGGGTGTGTTAAGTGCGAATGAGATACGAGACAAAGAGGATATGAACCCTATCGACAACGGAGATATATATTTAACTCCACTCAATATGGAAGAATCTGGGAAAAAGGAAAATAATGATTGATTTGGAAGCAGTTTTAAGATCTTTACAGGGTAGGACCTTTTATAGAAATGCAACTATAAATAATATTACCAATGTAGAGGTTAGAGAAAATGAAGTAGAAGATAAAAACGGTGATGCCACTTTTATTCTTATTTCAGAGAATAATGAAACAGAAAGGTATGACTGGTGGAAGGATGAAGTGTTCATAGAAGAACTCGACATTAAAGGTGCTGATTATAGTCAGCTAAAAACATTTTTTAAAGACCACAAACCAAGTGTAGATACTGCAATTGGGAAAATTGTTGGATTAGAAGTCGTTAAAAATGAACTTATTGGCAGTGTAGTATTTGGTACGGATAAAGATTCTCAAGTTATCAAACAAAAGTATGATGATGGGATCTTAACAGATGTATCAATTGGTTATAGAATAAATGAAATTGTTTCTACTGAAAAAAAAGATGAACCAAATCATGTATTAGTAACTGATTATACCATTGTTGAATTAAGTGCAGTTTGGAAAGGTGCTGATGCTGGAGCAGTAAAAATTAAAACTGATAATACTACAAAAGCAACAGAAAAAAGATTTTCATATGATTTATATGAGAAAAAATTAAAAATAAAGGGAAAAAGATGAATTTACAAGAATTAAGAGCTTTATTAGCTCAACTTGACACTCAAATGAGAGGGATTATGGCTGGTGCAGACAAAGAGAAAGGATTATCGGCTGATGAGGCAACTCGTTTTGATGATTTAGAAAAACAATTTGATACTGTTCAAGATCAAGTTGCAAGATTAGAAAGAGCAGAAAAGCGTTCAAAGTATATGGATGAAGCAACATCTGTAGCAGTTGTTCCTTCAAATGATGGAGGAAATGAAAGATCTGAAGATGATTACCAATCAGCATTTTGGAAAGCTGTAAGAGGTGAAGCATTAGAACCAATGGAAACAAGGGCATTAGCAACAAATGTTGACAATAAGGGTGGATATCTAGTGCCTGAAAGCTTTGCAGATACTATTATTAAAAAAGTTGCTGAAAAATCTGTAATGAGAAAATTGGCTACAGTTAGTTCATCTACTTCTTTAGAGAGTCTTCCAGTAGAAGGTGATGATGGTGAAAATGGTTGGATTGATGAAGAAGGTACATATCCAGAATCTGATCCAACAATTTCTCAAGTTCAATTAAACGCATATAAAACGGGGAGAATCATCAAAGTTACAGATGAAGCCTTAGATGATACTGTTCCAGCTGTAGAAGGTTATATTGCATTAAAGTTTTCTAAATCTACCACAAAAGCTGAAGAAAAAGCATTTGTTACTGGTGACGGGATTAAAAAACCTACAGGTGTATTAGTTACTGCTGAAGTTGGTAAGACTGCAGCCTTAGCAGATGCAATAACAGGTGATGAAATTATTGATTTAGAATTTAGTGTAGATGAAGACTATGCTGTAGGTGGTTGTTTTATGATGAATAGAAACACATTAAAAGCCATTAGAAAATTAAAAGATTCAAATGGTCAATATTTATGGGTTCAAGGTTTTTCAGGCACTCCAGATACTTTTAATAATAAACCAATTGTTATTAATAAACATATGCCTGATATTGCTGCTGGTGCAAAACCAATTGCATTTGGTGATTTTTCATACTATTTTATTAAAGATAGAAAAGTAATGTCTATGAAAAGATTAGATGAAAAGTATGCTGATACAGGGCATGTAGGTTTTAGAATTGATAAAAGAGTAGATGGGAAATTAGTATTACCTGAAGCTGTTAAAACTTTAGAGATGGCAGCATCATAGAAAGGCTAAAAAATGAAAGTTAAACTTTTAACTCCACTTGTGGGAAGTGATAGAGATCACACCACAGGTGACATCATAGATGTGACAGATAAACAAGCTCATGCGTTAGTAAGTCAAGGCATGGCAACTGCTGAAAATAAAACAGCATATAATAAAATCTTAAAGCAACTAAAAGATGAAGAAAAAGAAAGAATAGAGAAAGAGAAAAAAGCTGCTGCAATTTTATATAAAGATGAACTTGAGTCTGAAAAAAACACTTTATTACAAAGAGTAAATAGAATAAATGAAGATTTAGAGATTGAAGATATAACAATTTCTAAAAATGAGTACATTTCTTTAAATGAACAGATTGAAGATCTTAAAAAAGAGATTGAAGCATTAAAAAACCCTAAAGAGGAAGATAAGTAAATGTTAAAAGAAGTAGTAGCACCAAATATTGATTTATTAGATGAAGTTAAAGCATATCTTCGTGTTACAGATACAAATAGTGATAACACTATAAATCTACATATTGCTTCATCTATTGAGTATGCTCAAAAATATACTAATAGACAATTTGGTGTAGCTACTTTTGAATTAAGTATCGAATCTTTAGAAAATGGGTTTAAATTACCTAAAAACCCAGTACAAAGTATAGAAAAAATAGAATATATGGATGAAGATGGAGTTTATAAAACTTTAGATTCATCTTTATATTATTTATATGAAGAGTATGGAATAGGAACAATATTTTTAAAAGAGCCTATTTCATTAAATATTTCACATAAATATGCGATTAGAATTACTTTTATTGCTGGATATGATGATATTCCACCAGCAATTCGCTCATGGATCAGTTATAAAGTTATGACATTATTTGATGATAGAGAAACAATAGTTTCAAAGTTTGCACATAATATTTTGGACCAATATAGAATAAGACCATTATCATGAGAGCTAGAACATTAAAACATCTAATAACTTTAGAGCAAAAAACATTGACATCAAATGAGTTTGGTGAAACTAAAACAGCATATAGTGATTTTGCTAGTGTTTATGCATCTATTGAACAAATAAAAGATAATGAAAAGTTTTTAAGCAACCAAATACATCAAGTTTCTACAAGAAAATTTAGAATTAGATATTTACCAGGTGTTACATTAGATATGAGAATAAAATACAATAATAAAACATATGAAATTGTTGAAATTATTAATCCATTTGAAAGCAATATTGAACTTTTGCTTTTAGTAAATGAGGTATTTTGATGTCTGATGTAAATGTAGAAATAAAAGGTGTTAAAGAATTGTTACATTCTTTAAAACAATTTCCACAAAATATACAAAAAAATGTAATTACAGGTGCAATACGAGCTGGTTGTAAACCTATCGTAAATAGTGCGAAATCTTATGTACCTGTAGATAGTGGAAATCTTAAAAAAAGTATTGGGATTGTCAAGAGAAAATCAAGAGATAAGACAAAGATAAGATTTAGTGTCACACCTAGAAGAAAAGGTAAATATGATGGGTTTTATGCACATATTGTTGAATTTGGTACTTCAAAAATGGCAGCACAACCATTTATGAGACCTGCGTATGAATCTCAAGACAATGAATCTATTGACGAAGTAAAAAAATACATGGCAAAAAGAATAGACAAAGAGATTTTAAAGGCTAGAAAATGATTGAAAAAACTTTATTTTCCCACTTATCAACTAATGTTTCGTTGGTAAATGGGAGGGTATATCCCTTAATTATGCCTCAAGATTGTATTAAGCCAGCAATAACATATATGTTGGTTAATGAAAATGATAAACAATCTATAAATAATGGTGCATATGGTGTTAAATATAGGTTTCAAATTGATATATATGATGTGAGTTATGCATCTATCAAAGAGATAAAAGATCAAGTAAAAGAAGCTCTATATGATTTTGTATATTTTCCTCATGATTTAAATGTAATCGAGAGATATGAAAAAGATACAAAATTATATAGACAAACAATAGATTTTAATATAAAAGGATAAAAAATGGCATTACCAGATTTTCAAGGAATAATTGTAAAAGTTGGAACAACAAATGTAGGTGAACTAATAGGCTTAGATTCAATTAAAGACAAAACTAGAGGTATGAAAAAATACAATCCTATAAATAGCGATAATCAAATTATTGCTACAGGTAGGTTGGTACAAGGTGCGATAGGTATGAGTGTGCTATATGATCCAAGTGCGAGTGAAGGAATCAATCTTATTGAAGATGCAATAGATAATGATACTGAAATATCACTATCTATAGAGATGAATGATTCACTTGGTACAAATGGTACAACAATCACTAGAACTTGTAAAGTTACAACTTTTAAAGTAATAGGTGAAGATGAAGGTAAATATTTAGCAAATGTAGAGATTGAAACGATTGGTTTACCAGCTGAAACTGCTGCAGCATAAGGGAATTAAATGTTAGATTCTAAAACACTAAAAGAAAAATTTGCTCCAACTATAAAAGTTGTTGAAGTAAAAGAATGGGATGACGAAGTAAAAATCAAAAGATTAACTGTAAAAGAAACAGATGAATATATATCTGTTAAAAAAGAAAAAGGTGATATCCCTGCTTTATATACAGCTGTATCTTTTTGTTTGGTTGAACCAAAAATGAGTGCTGATGAATTGATGCAATTAAATGAAGCTTCTTTACCAGGTGTAGAAGAAATTTTTACACACTTAAATGAGATTAGTAAAACAAAAAAGTAAAAGGGTTTCGCCAATTCCTATTTAAATTGGCGATTGATTTAAGCAGAACTGTTGAAGAACTAGAAAATACTTTATCTTATACAGAATTGTTGGAGTGGTATGAATATTATTATCCAGATTCAGTAAAAAAAGATAAAAATTTAGTAAATGATGTAAAAAATATTTTTGGAAGGTAAGTAGAAATGGCACAAACTATAGGTTCAGTTTTAATAGATGTAAAAGCAGATACACAAAAACTTGTATCTGGATTCGATAAAGCTGAAAAAACTGTAGCAAATGTTACAGCTTCTATGAAAAAATCTATAATAGGACTTGCAGGAGCATATGCATCATTTCAAGGTATAAATGCTTTTGGTTCACTTATAAAAGGTTCAATTGATTCTGCTGATAGTCTTTCTAAATTATCTGAAAAACTTGCAATCTCTACTGAAGATTTATCAAAATTAAAATATGCAGCTGGTTATGCTGATGTTGATCTAAACAAATTAAATGCTGCTATGTCAGCAATGATTAGAAGAACTAATAATTTTAAAAGAGATGGTGGAGGTGCAGCAGCTAAAGCTATGAATGATTTAGGTATTAGTGCTGATTTTGCGAGAAAAAACTTTACAGATACTAATACTACATTTAAAATATTGCTTGATAAACTTGGTGAGATGCCAGATGGTATGAAAAAAACAGCTATTGCTCAAGATTTATTTTCAAAGAGTGCATCAGATGTAATAAGATTTGCGAATATGGGTGCAGATGAAATTCAAAGATTAGGTGATGAAGCTGAAAGAACTGGTAATGTAATTGGTTCTGATTTTGCACAAAGTTCTGCTGCTTTAAATGATAGTTTTACAGCTTTAGAAAATGGTTTTTCAGGTATTACAAATAAATTAACATCATATTTGACACCATCAATACTTGAAGCAACAAGAGCATTCGAGCGTTTGTTAGGCGTTGAATATGAATTATCAAACTTTGAACTTACTCAGAAAATAAGTGAAGCAAAAGTTAAATTAGAAGAATTAAAAAATTCAAGCAGTTGGTTAAATCCTGTAACAACATCTGAAATCAATAGAGCAAAACATACTGTTGTTTATCTAGAAGCAGAATTAAAAGCAAGACAAAAACTTGCAGATATTAAAGCAAAACCAGATACTAATAAGAGTTCAAATATTATAAATAATAATGGTAACACATCTATTGCCAAAAATAATACAATAGAAAAAAGTAAAACATCATTGATAAATACAAATATTGATTGGGGTATTGATTGGACCAAGAGATTACAAGACCAAGAGAATTTTGCTAAAAAATCAAAAGAGATTAATAGTCGAATCAATGATGAATATTTACGATCTCAAATGGATCAATATGATAATCAAAAATATACATTAGCTTTAAAATACAATGAAGAAGTCAAATATGCTCAAGATATAGATGCATTAAATAGTGTATTTACTAAGAAATTAAACAAAATTGAAGATGAAAAACAAAAACACCTGGATGATTTAGAGAAACAAGGTGTAGATGTCGCAAAAAAAATTGGTGATTCGTTTGAAACTAATTTTGCTGATAAACTTACTGATTCTCTACTTGAAGGGAAAATGAATTTTAGTGATTTTGCAAATTCTATTTTGCAAGATATGGCAAAGATAACTACGAAACAAACTTTTCAGCCTTTAGCACAAATAGGTGGAGATTTTCTTACCAGTACAATTGGTAACTTATTTTCTTTTGAAAATGGTGGAATCATGAGTTCTGCTGGTTCATTACCTTTAAAAAAATATTCAAATGGTGGAATAGCAAATTCACCACAACTTGCACTTTTTGGTGAAGGAAAAATGAATGAAGCATATGTACCACTTCCAGATGGAAGAACAATACCAGTTACCATGAATGGTGGTGGTTCATCAAATGTAGTTCTAAATATTGAAAATAATACAAGTAGTGAGATTACAGCTGATATGATTAGCGAATACACTAAAACAGATGAACGAGGTGAAGAAACAAAAGTAATCAATATCGTAATGAAAAATTTAAACACAAATAGTAGCTTTAGAAGTGCTATTGCAGGAGTGAGATAATGAGTTTTCCAGAACTAAGCTACAAACAAATTTCTATAGAAAGTGAAGATATTGGTATCTCATCTAAAAAAGAGAATGGGAAAGTAATCTCTCGTAAAAAGTTTACAAAAGCTAGAAAAACTTTTGCAATAACTTTAAATATTGCTACAGAACAGCACAAAGCAGACCTTGAAACTTTTTTCAATGAAGTTGGAACATATCTAACTTTTAGTTGGATTAATCCTCTTGATGATATCTCGTATGTTGTGAGATTTGAGAAGCCTTTAACTTTTAGTAAAAGTTCAGATTTTCCAAACTATTGGTCGATTTCTAATTTTAATTTGGTGGAAGCATAATGGCTATTCTGTTAAGCACAGCATTAATTCAAGCCAAAAATGCAATAGAAACAGATAATGCCTGGTTAATTTGTCTTGATTTAAACTCTCCAGATGGGAACACAGAATTTCATTTAGTGCATAATACAGAGGATGTAACAGTAAATGGGCAGTTGTATCAAGCATTTCCATTTGAAATAGATGAATTAGTAGAGAATAGCACAGGTGGTATAGGTCAATTTAGTTTGAAAGTATCAAACATAGACAGAGTTATACAATCTTATATTGAACAAGACCCCACATTTGGAAGTGGATGGGATTGTAAAATATCTGTTTATTACACAGGAAGTGAAATTGCAGAAATAGAGCATAATTTTGTGTCTTTAAATGTGACTTGTGATATTGAAAACGCAACATTTACTATAGGAGTTGATAATCCAATACTAGCGATATTTCCATCGCTTAAATTTAATACAAATCTATGTAGTTGGACTTTTAAAGATGGTGTTACTTGTCCTTATAGTGGGGATGATACGGAATGTTTCAAAACTCTTGAAGCGTGTAAGCAAAAATTCCCAGACTATAAAACAAGAGTAAATGCAAATGGTGAAAAAATAGGTTTGCCAATTAATATTTTTATGGGTATTCCAAGTAGGGCTATTTATGTATAGATATTTTTTAGGTATAAAGTATAAATTTAATGGTAACTCCATACAAGAGGGGTACGACTGTATCACTTTAGTAAGTGCAGTTGCAAAAGCTCATAATATTTATATACCAAATGTGAATCATCAAAACCACACTATTAATACATTTGCACCAATTTTTAAAGACGAGATAGCAAGTGGCAGATGGATAGAAGTTGAAAAACAACCTTTAGTTGCAGTTGTATTTAGAATAGCAGGAAAAATACAACACATAGGGTTTATGATAGATGATGAAAGATTTATACATATATTGCAAGATAGTAATGTAACTATAGAGAAATTATCTAATCCAAATTGGAATAAGCGTGTGGTAGGTTTTTACACATATAAGGCAGAAAAATGACAGCAATGATAAACATACCCAAAGTACCAAATAAAATCACATTTGGTACTGTATTTATTACTAATATTGTTAACCCATTTGATGCTATAAATAGCACAGTTAAATCTGTAGATTTACACGGTAGAAAATTAAAAGACTATTTACCAAATGGTGATTATGTGGTTAGTGTAGATGGAAACATAACTACAGATTTTGAGCAAATAGTACCACAAAACACTACTATAATTATATCTCCATACATTGGAAAAAGTGGAGGTGGTAAAAATATACTAAGAACTATTGCTATGATTGCAGTAATGACTTTAGCAACTCCTGTAGCAAACAGTCTTTTTAGTGGATTAAGTGCAACAGCACAGGCTTCATTGGGGAATATTGGATATTTCGCACTAAGAGCAGGTGTAGCAGCTGCAGGAAGTTTACTTGTAAATGCAGTCTTGCCTCCATCTATGCCAAATGAAGAGATTGCATATTCTCCAGAAAGCGAAAGTCCCACTTACAATTGGACGGGAATGACTACTACTCGGACAATTGGTGGGGTTATACCTATTTTGTATGGGACACACGCCCTTACAGGAACAGTTATAAACGAATTTGTTGATTATAATGGACAAGATGAATATCTACATACTCAACTAGCTTTATGTATGGGAGAAATAGAGCCTATAAGTGAAGCTGATATTACTATAGATAATAGAGCATTTGGGGAGTTTCAAGGCTTAGATGATGAACTAACAGCAAAATTACAGCATAGAGTAGGAACATTCGATCAGTCTATTATGAGTGGTTTTGATGATAGTAGCTACAATAATATTCCAAATGCAAAATGTGAATACAACGAAGAAACTATCGTACAAACTGTTTCAACTTCGCTTGATAAGTTAAAGCTACATATTGCTTTTGCAAGTGGACTTTATAATGTAAATACTGCTACAGGTGCTTTAGAAAACTATAGTGTTGATTTTGAGATAAAATATCGAAAAGTCGGTGATGAAGAGTGGATAAACTTAAATGAAGAGAAATACGGCTATGACTATGTTTATAGCTATAGAGCTAGTGCGTTTGCTCCATTGAGTTATATTACAGAAGATGAGTATAAAGGAAATTCTTTTGTTTATAAATGGGTTGATAATGGAGATGGTGGATCATATCCAATTTATGCAACATATTCGCACAAAATAATAGATGAAGATGAAGAATATATTTCAAATAGTCTAAATATCACAGGGGCTACAAGAAACGCACTCAAAAGAATATATGAAGTTGATAATCTTACTCCTGCACAATACGAAGTAAGTGTAAAAAGACTTACAAATGAAGAGGATGCAGATAGCACCACTTCAAATAGTGATATGTATTTATCTGTAGTTGAAGAAATTAACACTACAGATATAAATTATGGTGGAATTGCCTTAGTTGGTGTTGATGTAAAAGCAACAGATCAGTTAAGTGGTAGCAGTCCAAATTATAAAATTATGGCAAAAAGAAAAGATTTAATCCTAAAAGACAAAGATGGAGTAGAATTTACAGCTAATTCATCTAATCCTGCGTGGGTAGTCTATGATATTTTAACTAATAAAGTATATGGGTATAGAAAAAATATAAACAATATAGATTATGATAGTTTTTTAGAATGGGCTAATTTTTGTGACACTATAAGTGATGATTTTAAACTAGAATTTAATGGAATTATTGACAGTCAAAGCAACATTTGGGACACTATTCAGATGGTGGCAAAGATTGGTAGAGGTCAAGTAATCTTACGAGGTAGCAAATACTCTTGTATATTTGATGCACCTGCTCAAATTACGCAACTTTTTACAGATAGCAATATAAATGAAAATAGTTTAAGTATTAGTTACATAGGTGTAAATGATATAGCGAGTGAAGTTGAAATATCTTTTGCAAACAAAGAATTAGATTATGAAATGGATAAAATAACTGTAATAGATAATGAACTTTATAGTTCGCAGTTATCTCCAAATAAAACTCAAGTAACTATGAAAGGTATTACTAGCTCTATTGAAGCCCTTGCAATGGGTAGATATTTACTAGCAAACAATAAATACATCAAGCGTACAGCTCAATGGAGTGCTAATATTGATGCTATTGCTTGTACGGTTGGGGATGTTGTAGGACTTAGTGCTGATGCTATAAGCTATGGTATTGGGGGTTTTATCTTAGATAAGACAGATACTACTGTAAAACTTGATATTGAGATGAATTTTGTAAAAGATTTAATTTATAATTTACGAATAAAATCAAAAGATACAGATGAAATCGTAATATATGAATTTAGTTTTGATACCGATATAGTAACGGACACTATTAATGTAGATGGTACAAATATAAACACAGATGACATTTATTCTATAAATGAAAAAACAAACGATATGCTACTATTTAGAATTACTGAAATAAGTAGAGATAGTGACTTCAACAGAACAATTAAGGCAGTCGAATATAACGAAAGCATTTTAGATTTTAATTACAATAACGACATAGTACAAACAATATTACCATTTCAAAAAACAAAAGTTGAGTTGTCGAATTTAACTATAAGTGATGAAATCGCACTAAATAAAGATGGAAATGTAATCACGAATTTAGAATTTGGTTGGGATGTAAATTTTTATGACAATCAAACTTTTAAGATCCAATACAAAAGAGTTGGTGATACAATTTGGCATTTGCTACAAGACAATATACAAACAACTTCTACAAAAATATCTGATACAAGTCTAATAGATGGCAATACTTATGATTTTAAAGTGATGATAGATGATTATACATCAACAATCACTACTTATAGAATCTTAGGAAAAACAATACCACCTGCAAATGTAGAAAACTTTTTAAGTGAAGAAAATCGCCTAATTTGGAGTAAAAATAGCGAACTTGACTTAAAAGGCTATAAAATTAGATACTACTACGGCATTGGTCGGTCTTGGAACGATGGAGTTGATCTCTTTGAGGGTGTAATTACTGAAAACTATTATGATGGCGTTTTACCAAATGTAGCAGGTACTTATACTTTGATGATAAAAGCAGTTGACACATCAAACAACTACAGTCCATCACCTACAATAATCACAAAAAATGTAGGTGATGTAACTATAAATAATCTAATAGAAACTTATGATTTTAGCTCTTGGAATGGTATAAAAACAAATTGTGAAATAGTTGATACGAATCTTGAAGCAAACGGACAAAACTCATTAATTTATGATTTGAGTGATGATGATCTGTTTTATGACAAACCTGAAAGTAATATATTTTACGATGCAAATTATGAAACTATGAGCTATGAAGATGAGTTTACAGCTAGAGTAAATGGAAAAGCTATTTTAAATTATAGTGGAACAGATGGTGCAAAATTTTACTACAAAAAAATGTTTACAAAAAAGCTTTATAACGATAAAAACCTTATGTATTACAAAGATGATAATGAACTGTTTTATGATGAAGGAGAATACACTCCTTACTTAGATGGGATCGATGTAGATTTTAGCGATAGAACAAAAATAAAAGTTGAATATCCACAAACGATAGCCCAAACTACTATGAGTGATCTAAATATCAAAATAGATGCAATAGATTATTTTGAAAAAATAGACGACTTTATAGTAAGTGTTGGAGGTAGCACATATCAGTCGAATGTGATAGATATAGTTAAAAATGTACAAGCAACTCTACAAGGTGGTGATGGTGTTATATTTCAATATAGCAAAAATAACAATGAGGTGACTATGAATATCTATGATATTGATGGCAATAATGTTGGTGGAATATGCGATATTTCACTTGTTGGATATAAAATTTAAAGTAAAGGATTAATATGAGTTTACCAAACAGTGGTGAGTTGGGTGGAGATAGTGTAACCCAAGCACAGTTTAAAGAAAAAATAGAAGCGTTGAGGGATGAAGTTGTACCTGCTAAGATTTTGGAAAATATACAGGGAGTTGCAGGAGGAGAATATGCCTTAAAAACCTATGTAGATACTAAACCTACAGGGTTTAAGAACTATATTATTAATGGTGGGTTTGATGTATGGCAAAGAGGTGAGGTTGCTATAGATGGTAATCATATATATGCTTCAGCTGATAGATGGAGACAAGTGTCGTGTACGCTAGATAAAGGTTATGATGTTAATGGAAATCCACACGCTAAGTGTACTTGTGTAGATGATGGTGTTACAAATGTAATATACACTAGAATAGAAAACCAGAGAAGATTTGCAGGAAAAACATTAACACTCAGTTTCGAGATGGATAGTCAGGATGGGATTACTACAGGTGGACTGAAGATTGATGTTATTGAAGACGATGACACTTTTAATAGAATAGTTGACACTACTTTTTCATATAATAGTACAAGAAAAACATTTACTTTTACATTTACCGTTCCCGATGTACTGCTTAAGGATAACCACTATATTAATATAGCCATATACGGTGATAGCACATTAACCAACCAAAACGGCAAAGTGTTCAACGTATACAACGTACAACTAGAAGAAGGTTTAGTTACCACACCGTTCGAACAAAGACCATATGGGTTAGAGTTGAGTTTGTGTCAGAGGTATTATGAGGTAGGATATATTTATTCAAATTCTGGATATGGTGAAACTGATACTTATTTAGCTGTTCCTATAGAATTTAAGGTATCAAAAAGAACTACGCCATCAATAACGCTTACCGAAGATTATCAATTAAATACTAAAAATGTATCTATTGCAGGTAATATGCATAGTTTTAGACATCAATATCAAGTAGAAACTACAGGTGGGTGTATTTGGCAAGGAACTTATATTGCAGATGCAGAGTTATAGGAGGTAACATGGAAACAACAAATAATATAGATTATATACAAACGGTTAAAGAACAATGGGATAATATCCAAGATAAGAATGTCATAGGATACAAAATTAATGGTAATACATATATAAGCACAGAGTACGCTGGTAATACTACATATCAAGATGTACTACTATGGCTAGAGGATAACACAGCAGAGCCAATGTATACAGATGATGAAATACAAGTTATGGAAGACAAACAAGCTATTTGGGATGCTAAACATATTGGAGAAGAGTATAAAGATACAGGATATGTTATATCTTTCACAAGTGATGATGCTGTAGGTCTTATGCAGGTTAATTCAGCATTTCAATTAGGTATTACAGATACAAACATAGTGTTTAGCAATGGTACAATTATGCCAATAAATGCAGATGATTTCCAAGAGTTTGCTATATGGTTTACAGAGAAAAGAAATGCTTTCTTTGTATAGTTTAATATTGGTACCTTTTATCTTTGCCTATATGGATAGATTACGAGGCACTGACAGTAAATTAAAGATTGGTAAACTAATCATAGGTAATAGCGTATGGTACAGTTTTTTAGTAGGTTTATTTGTAGGTTATTGTTTTAATGATTGGATATTAGGGGTTGCAGTATCTTTACTATTTGAAGTAGGTGAGCGAAGAAATTGGCAAGAGATAGGTTACTTTATAATGAAGCCTACTGATGTGGATGTATGGTTTGAACTTATAGCTCGTAGTATCTATTGGTATGTACCATCAATTACTGTTATGTATATGTTTAATCATATTTCACTTAACACTATGATAACAGCAAATATTGTAGCTAGTTTTATAATGATTAGTGCTATTGGATTATCTAAGTTAGTATTTAAATTTAAACGAATACCAAACAATAATGAGTGGAGCTTTGGAGAGTACATAAGGGGCTTTATGTGGGGAAGTTTATTAGTATGGATAATAGTACAATGAAACAAAGAGTTTTAAATATCCTTATAGGTTTAGACCAATTCTTACAGACTATTGTATATCTTGGCAAATACAATCCTGATATCACCATAAGTGATATTATTGGTCGCAAGATCCGTTTAGGTACAGCTAATAAGTTGGAAAAAAGCATTTGTTGGTTTTTGAGAAAAATTGAAAATCAACATTGTTTAAAAAGTTTTGAGAGAGATGAGAAATATGAAATATGAGGTAATTACATTATTTATCACAGGTATAGTTTTTAGTTTCTTATACCATATAGGAACGACTTTGGAATCTAATCCTTATGTCGGTAAATCAAAAACTACTATAGCATTTATACTATTTAGCAAGAGTGTTATTGGTGGTATTTTAGCAGTTACAATTTTCTATGGTATAGAGCAGTTTGCACCTACTATGAGCGATAGCTTAAAAGTTGGTGTTGCATGTGGAGGTGCTTTTTTTAGTGAGCAAGTTAGTAGATTGATTTTACTTATTTTACAAAAAAGAGTAGGAGAAATGAAATGATACTTTATTATAGTTTTATACTACTTAGTATCACGGTGCCTATGGGCTTTGTGATAGCTACAAGATTTAAACTTTGGAAAGAGTGTTTTGCAGGTTATATTGTAATTATTGCATTTTTATTGTTGCTGATTGCTAAGCTTAGTGGACTTATTCCAGATGGTTTATGGGCTGGTATGCACTTACTTACACTTAATATTATTGTGTTGTTTGTGATTGCATACAGTTTGTTTAAAAGACACAGTAACAAGTCTAAAAAAAGACGACACTATGATAAATCTAATTAAAGCTCTATTAGGTAAATCTATTTGGTATATAGTTGCATTGATTGTTGTTTTGGGCTTATACACTTATATCAACAATCTAAAAAGAGATATTTCAGATCACTTGCAAGTGATACAAACTTTGCATAGAGATTTAGAAGAAAAAGACAAATTCTATAAAGCAAAAATGAAAACTGAAAAGTTTAAAGTGAAATATATCACTAAAAAAGTTTATATTGAAAAAAAGATAAAAAGGGAAACAAAAGATGAAATCAATAATCACACTAAGTATAGCACTCGTTTTTATCTTTAGTGGTTGTACTCAAAAACAACCTCAATATATTTATCTTCAAGCACCTAAATATGATTTTCAAAAGATAGATTTATCGAATACATATATAGAGGTAGAAAAAGATGAATTAAATTGTTTTAGACCTCTTAAGCAGTTGAATATGATTTATAAAGAAACTGTAAAGTTTTATGAAGATCAGATTGATGAGTATAATATAGATAGCGAGGAAACAGAATGAAAAAAGTAATTTTAGTAGCTGGACACAAGCGAAGTTCAAAAGGTGCATACAATAAAGAGATGGATATATGGGAATATGACTTAAATATCAAAGAAGTAATGATGACTTATGAGTTGTTAGAGTTAAGAGGGTTTGAGCCAATAATCATATATAGAGATACTTATGCAAAACTTCCAAAAGATATAAATGTACATTATGGAGATATTATTCTCTTATTTCATCATAACTCATATAATACAAAAGTTGGAGGAACTGAAACACTTTATTATCATAAAAGCGAAAAAGGTAAAAAACTAGCTTCAATATTACATAAAAAGATTGTGAAAAAATTAAACTTTGAAGATAGAGGTATTAAAGGAAAAGGTGTAGAAGATCGTGGAGGATATGCACTAAAATATACAAATGCACCATGTGTTTTATTAGAGCCGTGCTTTATGGATAATACCTTAGAATTAGGTTTGTTTTTGGAGCGACAAAATGGCTATGTGAATTGTATCGTTGATGGGATTGAGGAGTATTTTAAATAGTGGGAATTATCCCCACTTATGTAGTAGTATTCAATATAAAGAAGATACAAAGTGAACACCCAAGTGAACACCTAATAAAATATAGTATAAAAAATCTTATGTTTTGATTATTCTTAAAGTTCAATTGTTTGGTAGGTGGTAAGTGGTGGGTTCTCGGAGACTCGAACTCCGGACCACTCGGTTATGAGCCGAGTGCTCTAACCAACTGAGCTAAGAACCCACTCGTTGATTTAAAATAGGTTGGAATTATATAAAATATTAAATTA